ATCATGAGTCAACACTGGAGATCGCACTTGCAGGGTTTAAGGAAGATCAGTTACAAGTCTTCACGGAGTTTGGAAAGTTATATGTTGAGGGCAGAAAAGAAGAATCGGAAGTTGATGGAACGTTTATCCATAAAGGATTGGCCCAACGTAGTTTCAAACGAGTTTGGACGGTCTCAGACGATACGCAGGTTGGATCCGTCAAGTTTACAGATGGACTCCTCACCGTACAATTAAATAAGATTGTACCAGAACATCATGCTCGTAAATCTTACTTAGGAGGTAAAGATCATGAAACTAACTAGTCCATTTAGCATTATAAAAAATGCTATTAGTGATCTCAAACGAGTTCCTAAAGAAACCAAAAGCAAAAAAGTAAAAACTGTGGTATAATAATCTTATTATTATGTTTATATAATGGATTATAAATCCTCTGGAGTTGATATTGAAGCAGGAAATGCTTTTGTTGAAAGTATAAAAGAAAAAGTTCCTACCATTGGTGGTTTCAATGGGATGATGCGGGTTCCTGATAATTATCAGGAGCCTGTTTTAGTCTCTGGTACAGATGGTGTAGGTACTAAGTTAAGTCTAGCAAGAATGGTAAAAAAACATGATACTATAGGAATAGATCTTGTTGCTATGTGTGTTAATGATGTTATTACTTGTGGTGCTGATCCATTATATTTTTTAGATTATATTGCTACAGGTAAATTGGATCAAGATATATTAAATGATGTTTTAGATGGAATTATAAATGGATGTGATATTTCAGGTATGCAACTTTTGGGTGGAGAAACTGCTGAGATGCCTATGATGTATGATGGTACAAAATATGATCTTGCTGGATTCTGTACTGGTGTAGTTGAGGAGAAAAATATAATAGACGGTAAAGGTATTAAACCTACTGATAAGGTTATTGGATTAGCAAGTAGTGGATTTCATAGTAATGGATATAGTTTATTAAACGATCTTATAAGATTGGATAAATTATCTTATGATGATATGTTGGAATTACTTACACCAACTACAATATATGCACCTGTAGTTAAAAAATTATTGGGTGAAATGGGTATGGTTTATGGTATGGCTCATATTACTGGTGGTGGTATTCCTGAAAATCTTCCTAGATGTATTCCTGATGGGATGAAAGCAAGAGTTGATTATAATTCTTGGAGAATGCCTGAGATCTTTAGTAAGGTTATGTTGGCAGGTGAGATTCCTGAAGAGGAAATGAAAAGAGTATTCAATTTAGGTATTGGATATTGTGTGGTAGTTCCTGACAATTGTGTTGATGATTCTATGGATATTATCAAATCTCAAAACATTGATTGTTGGACAATTGGAGAAATTGTGTTAGAATAGTTGTACGTAAAAATTAAAAATGTCTATAAAATTAACTCTCTTAAAATCTGGAGAAACTTTAATTGCTGAGACTAAAGAGTTGGTTTCTGATGAGAAACAAACTGCACCTCATGCATATCTTCTTGATAATCCACAGATTGTAAAGACAAGAGAAAAAACTTTTCTTACTGAAGAAGAAAAAACTAAAGGTGATTTTGGTATAGATGTAATACTAACACCTTGGATTATATTATCTGCTGATAAGCAAATTGTATTACCAACAGATTGGGTTGTTACTATTGTAGAACCTTTACCATCTGTGACTCAGATGTATATAGATAAGAGTGAAACATTCAAAATAAAGGAGAGTGAAGATGGCAATTAAATGTGTCTTAATTAATGTTGATAATGTTCTTATCAGTGAATTGGAAGAAGTTATGGCAGAACCAGGTGAACCAGATTGCCGTTTAATTAAACCATATCTATTTGAATCTGAAGATAATATGAAACCTTGGATTGGGGCTTCCAATCAGAAAGAATATATGCTAAGATCAGAAGACATTCTTACTATCGCTGATCCAAGTCCAGAGGTAATTAAGAAATATATTGAACTTACTACAGAATGAGATTCTATACGAATGTCCAGATGGTTGGAGACAACTTCTTGGTTCGTGGTTACGAAGATGGAAAACACTTTGCAACCCGTGAGAAGTTTTATCCAACTCTTTTTGTTGATTCAAAAAAGAAAACAAAATATAAAACTTTAACAGGTGATCCTGTAGAAGCGATTGAACCAGGAACTGTTAGAGAGAGTAGAGATTTTATTAAACGATATAATGAAGTAGATAACTTTAATATTTACGGTAATGAGAGATTTATCTATCAATATATTTCTGAGAAGTATCCTGAGCAGGAACTGAAGTTTGATATTGAGAAGATTAAATTAGTTACTCTTGATATTGAGGTTAAGTCTGAGCAGGGATTCCCTGATGTAGAATCTGCTGCAGAAGAAATACTTCTTATATCAATACAGGATTATACTACCAAACAGATTATAACTTGGGGTCAAGGACCTTTTAAGAATAAGCAGGAGAATGTTTTATACAAATCATTCAGAACGGAGTATGAACTTCTAAATGATTTCATTAACTGGTGGATGATTGAGTCCAATACACCAGAAGTTATTACTGGATGGAATAGTAAGTTATATGATATTCCATATCTTTGTCGTAGGATTGATAGAATACTTGGTGAGAAACTTAAGAAGAGAATGTCTCCTTGGGGTCTTGTAACTGAGGAAGAAACCACGATTATGGGTCGTACTCATATATCATATGATATTGGTGGGGTATCTCAACTAGATTATCTAGATCTTTATAAGAAGTTTACTTACAAGGCACAGGAATCATATCGTTTGGATTATATTGCTGGTGTAGAACTAGGGCAGAAGAAGTTAGATCACAGTGAGTTTGATACCTTCAAGGACTTCTATACTAATGGGTGGCAAAAGTTTGTAGAGTATAATATAATTGACGTGGAACTTGTTGACCGTTTGGAAAGCAAGATGAAGTTGATTGAACTCGCACTCACTATGGCATATGAAGCCAAGGTAAATTATGAGGATGTATTCTATCAAGTGCGGATGTGGGATACGATCATTTATAACTATTTGAAGAGGAGAAATATTGTTATTCCTCCAAAGAATAGATCCGACAAAAACGACAAATACGCAGGTGCTTATGTCAAGGAACCGATTCCAGGAAAGTATGATTGGGTGGTTAGTTTTGACCTCAACAGTCTGTATCCTCATCTTATTATGCAGTATAATATCAGTCCAGAGACCATCAGGGAGACTCGACATTCCAGTGCGAGCGTTGAAAGGATCTTAAATAAGGAGTGTGAATTTGATGGAGATTATGCAGTTTGTGCGAATGGAGCTCAATACAGGAAAGATGTGCGAGGATTCCTTCCTGAACTTATGGACAAGATGTACGGGGACCGTGTTGTTTTCAAGAAAAAGATGCTTGAGGCAAAGCAGCAGTATGAGAAGACTCCCACGGAAGCATTGGAGAAGGAGATTGCTAGGTGTAACAATATCCAGATGGCGAAAAAGATATCCCTTAACTCTGCTTATGGTGCTATTGGCAACCAGTATTTTCGTTACTATAAACTAGCAAATGCAGAGGCAATCACTCTTTCTGGACAAGTTTCTATTCGTTGGATAGAGAATAAGATGAATGCCAAGATGAATAAAATTTTGAAAACTGAGGAGGTTGATTATGTTATTGCTTCAGATACTGATTCCATCTATCTTAATTTGGGTCCTCTGGTTGAACGTGTATACGAGGGCAGAGAGAAAACTAATGAGGGCGTTGTTGGGTTCCTTAACAAGGTGTGTGAAAATGAATTTGAGCCTTTTATTGAAGGTTCTTACCAAGAATTGGCCGACTACGTAGGTGCTTATGATCAGAAGATGTTTATGAAGAGGGAGAACATTGCCGAACGTGGTATATGGACTGCCAAGAAAAGATACATCTTAAATGTATGGGATAGTGAAGGTGTCCGATATGAAGAACCTAAACTTAAGATGATGGGTATAGAGGCAGTTAAATCCTCTACACCTGCACCTTGTAGGGCAATGATTAAGGATGCTCTCAAGTTGATTATGAATGATACTGAGGAGAATGTTCAGAAGTTTATTGAAGATTCTAGATCGAAGTTTAGAAAACTTCCACCAGAAGATATTGCTTTTCCTAGAACAGCAAATAATCTACAAAAATATAAAGCATACTCTACAATATATGCAAAGGGAACTCCTATACATATACGGGGTGCATTGCTTTTCAATCACTATGTAAAGCAAAAGAAATTAGATAATAAATATTCTGCTATCGGAAATGGTGAAAAGGTAAAATTTCTTTATTTAAAGAAACCAAACATCATTCAGGAAAATGTTATATCATTTATTCAAGACTTTCCTCACGAACTCGGTCTTGATATGTACATTGATTATGATCTTCAATTTGATAAGAGTTTCGTGGAACCACTTAGAACTATTCTAAACGCCATAGAATGGAGTGTGGAAAAAACTGCTACTTTGGAGTCCTTTTTTAACTAATGGAATTACCTATTAATCACAAAGATTTAAAAACTATAGTGAATGCACTATCTCTTGGTGGTGATACTAGATTATATTTCTTACTTAAGAATATAATAGATGATATGAATTTAAAAATAGAAAATTCTAATTTAGATTTTTCTAAAGATCCTAATAATGTTCAGGTATTTTCAGAATCTGATGAGTATCAGTGTAAAGGTGGAGCGTGTGATATTTAATAAACTGTGCTATAATAATATTATTGAGGCTATAGAATGGATTTTTTAAAAGAAGTAGTAAAGGAGATAGGTGACGAATACACCCAAGTCGCATCAGACATTGAAGAAAACGAACGATTCATCGACACAGGTTCATACATCTTTAATGGATTGGTGTCGGGTTCCATTTTTGGTGGCGTATCTAGCAGCCGCATTACTGCCATCGCTGGTGAAAGCAGTACTGGGAAAACTTACTTCTCCCTCGCAG